GTTCGCTTATCTACATCAGCAGTACATTCGTACTCATGCTCCTCAGCCTCAGGTGGATCAGGTGAGCAGTCAATGACTTCGATATCAAATTCTTTACCGTTGAGAGTATCAGATCCAGGACCATCCCAATCACCACAAGTAGCAGTAATCCTACCTTTTATCTTTTTACCAGGAGGAATGTCCTCTGCATGGAATGTATATTTAGTGTTACGAGATTCTGACAGTACTTCCCAATTACCACCAGGCTCCTTAACTTCAAGCTTGTACTTCAAGTCTTCAGGACCACAACGCTGGTCGCAACCATGCGATGACCAGTAGGCGTCATAACATCCACCGGAACAAACCTTAACGGAAACTGGATAACAGTCCCACTTAAACTCTTCACAAGTCTCTTCCGTGCAGTGCCCGTCATTATTGGCAGCGTTCTCTAGGATCTCATTACCTGCAGTACAGTTACTATCAGGAGGTGCCTCTCCACAGTCGTCTGGCTTCTTGAGTTTTAATTCCCATTCGTTAGATTTAATGCAGGACTTACCGCAGCAGGTTTTACCTCGGACTCCACGGATATTCTCTCGGTGTGAGTTTAAGCATTGAGCAAGTGCTACACATTTGTATGTACCAGGAGCTTCTAACGCAGCAGGAATATCAAAGGTATGTCCACTGCCACCTACAGTCTTACCTTGAATCCAGTCACCATCAGCCTTTTGGAAGTATGGTGTGTACTGAACGTTATCACCACCTAACCCATCATTACAAGGTTGACCCTCATCAGCATCACAGCTACCAGTTCTGAACGGTAACTTAAATCCATCTTTCTTACAGGTATTGATAACCAAATCAGATGGATTTACTTGCCAGTGGAATTGATCATTACTATTTTCACCAGGGTCAGGGCAGTCCCCGTGTGCAGGCTCACTACACTTAGGTTTATCTGCTAGTACAACGGGACTCTCAAATCTTTGAGTCGGTACATTGATCGGGTCATCGCACTCACCTACGATTTCACCTTCACCTTCGACTAGCTGACCCCCTTCGGCAGTCTTATCAGAGCAGATCGTTGTCCACTCACAGTCTGCAATACAAGTGTTATCCCTAAAGCGAATCTTGAGCTTACGTTTATCAGGATCATTAGGTGAGATCAGTTCAACATCAGAGATCTTATCTGTGTCATACCTGACGCCATACCTACCACCGGTTACCTTCTCGTCCCAGAAGATCTGAATGGTTCCAATGGCACACTCCTTATCGTAGTCATCTAAGTTAGGCCAAGGACCATCATCCAGGTCGATTGGATCAAACTCAACGCAACATCCATCTACACATACAGCATCTCCTTTACATTTATAAATGCAATCACCATCTACGCATTCATGACATTCGGGACATTCAACATCACGGCATGGATCAATCTCTCGACACTTTCCTTCATGACACTCTTCACCTTCTTTACAAATAAAGACGCACTTACCGTCCTCACATTCCTCACAGTCTTCGCACTCTACATCTTTACACGGGTCTTCTGGTTTTGGTGGTGGTTTATCATCGCCTCCGCCACCGTCACCGCCGTCAGGCTCCTCTTCATCACATTGTTCTATCTCCCAGGTCCATCGACGAAAGGTGCCGCCATCTTGAACGTATTTCTGTTTGCCTGGTTTATAGACCTTGCCATCTTTCTTGACTTCATTTGTCAGTAGTTCACCGAAATCATGGCCTTGCACGTCATGCTTGGACCATAGTTCTTTGCCTTCCCAACGCCAAACTTCACTGGTGTCCTCAAGAGAATTGCCATCACCATCTCTGTGATTAGAGTCACGCTTTTGGTCGATGCCGGTTACAACATGAAAGCTGCTATCTGACTCTCCAATGCCCCCATCAGTTTCGTATTTAGTTTCACATCCATCTCCTCGGATTGAGCCGGACGGAACATCTTTTACCAACGCATGGATACGTTGACGGAACCTTCCTTTATCACTGGCACCTACAAAGTGATCGACGTAATGGTCACTATTGGTAATGACATAGGTTGGATAGTCAATACTCCCAACTTTATCTCTCAGCTCGTCAACAAGCTCTGAATCATTGTAAGCATCTGTGCCATACTTCAGGTATTCAAATTCATATCCTAGTTCTTCTATTACCTTCTGGTCGTAGTGAGACATCTTGCCGCAGCTGCCGCAGTTATCACTACCAATCTTTGTTACTCTAATCATCGGCGTTTCTCCCCACACTTCTTGCAACCACCAGACTTCTTCTTGGGTGCAGGCTTCTTAGGTGCAGCGTCTTTAATCTGTTGAGGGGTAGGCCCCTTGCCTGGTCTGTATTGAATCATCTTTGGTTTCTCTGTTGGTGCATCAACCACTGGCTTGGCACCAGGGCGTCGAATAACGTCAGTGTTTTTAATGTACTGACCATCACTAATATCAAGACGAAGTACATCAGGGGGGATCTCAATGTATCCGTCAGCGTCAGGATTCCAACAGAGTCTGTACTCCTGGTTGAAGATCCATCCTTCGGCTTGAACATCCTTACTCACCTCCTTAACAATCTGGAGGATCATCATTATCTCAGGGTTATTAGCATCCACAACATCGACAGGTGCCTGACCAATGGCAGATAGAACACTATTTACAGCGGACAGGTATGTGTCGGGATTGTCTTCATATAGCTCAAAAGTCATCTTGTCGATATGTAAATAAAAAAAAGGGAGCCGAAGCTCCCCATATCTCACGGGCAGTTAGGTGCTGCCGCGTCAGTTGTGAATTGATAAGGACCCACGTTGCAGGGTTGTCCATCATATGCGGTACGGAAACCACAAGTGAAAGACTTCACGCAACTGGAGGGGGTCGGTGTGCAGTAACCACGACGGGTACGTGCAACGCTGGTACGCTCTGCAATTGAATCGCAGTAGCCATTACCAGGGTGAGTCTGAACGTTCGGTTGAACGTAGCTCAAAAAGTCCGCATCTGTGTACGGTGATTGGAGCCAAGTATCGGCCATAGTTTTACCTCAGTTGTTACCAGTCCGTCCGTACTCAATGTGCGGCAGCGGATTGGCGGTGTACGATTTGATGGTCAAAGGTGCTGCGGTGTCATCGATAGTACGGGAGGCCGTATAAGAGACCTCCGCAATACGACAACAGCCAGGACCAACTTCTTGAGCAGTACAGTCAGCGACCGGGAATGCAGTTGCATCCACAGGTCCGGGGACGTAATACTTATGAGTTGTCTCAGCCATGTCTACCTCACTCAGCGCGGAGTTCGATAGCAGCAGCAGGGTTCAGAGTGCCTGCACCCATAGCCAAGCGACCAACAACCACGTCGCCCTGATACAGGGTGTGAACGTCGGAGCCAGTGGTTTGGATCTGAGGACCGATAGCAGTAACGACAGCAGCGGCATCCTTCTGATAGATCAGACCGCAGTGGCTAGAGAAGTCACCAGCGTAGTTGTTGTTCTCACCTTCAATGCTTTCAACAGTTCCGGCCATGAACGGCAGGTTGTTGGAACGCTTGATGGAGATACCAGCGATCTCGTAGAGACCTTCGCCGGAGTTCAGGTTGCCCTGAGTATTTCCGTAGTCACGGTTAAGGATATTTGAATCGACCTGCGCGATCAATGCATAGTACTGACGCGGGGACAGCACAGCATGACGGCCAGCGCGGGGCACATTCTTTTCATCCAAAATCGCGGCGGCTTCAAAGAAGCCATCGACTAAAGCTTGAGCGTTGTACTCGTTACCAGCACCAAGTTTGATGATGGAACCACCGGGCTCAGGGCCAGGTGCAGCTTGGATGGGATGTGCTTCACGTGCAGCCAGTGCAATCGTGCGGAAGATCTTCTTGTCATATGCTTCTGCCAGAGCGTAGCCAATCTTGTTAGCGATCTCTCCACGCAAGGAGTAATGAGCAAGTGTCTCATCGAGATCATAAACAAAAGCTGAACTCACGAGCAGATCATCCATCACGATGGTCTTCTCAGCGACCGGAGGGTCACCGCTCCCCAGGATGGGAGTGCCAGGAACGTGATAGTCAGCGGTCATGCGGCCAGTAAAGATGAACTGGGCTGCCTTACCACTCTTCAGGGTACGGTTCTGAACTGTACCTTTGGAGATCAGGGCGCTCTCATACGCCTTGAACATCTCTCCGGTGAACAGCTTCAAGTAGGTGGCATATTTAGCGTCGTATGCCGAGACGGTTTCACCAGCGTTGGGGTGACCAGCAGGGTAGGTGAAAGTCTCACCATACTTAGTGCGGCCCAAGCCGGGTTCTTTGTTTACGGAACCAATAGAGGTGCCGCGTGTGTTTGGCGGTGAAGCCAAATCATTATTCCAAGTAGCCATGATAAAGGGTATAAGTTAAGGTTTACTACCCTCAAGATCTTGAGAAAATTTTTTGAACATTTTTTATAGGTCTGTTCCCTATCGTCTAGACGGTAAGGGTGTCCTCGTAAGGGCCTTACCAATGCATGGGAGGGGAGTCGAACCCCTCCTTCACCGTCATGCGGTTTGAGTAGACTTCTTCTTCAGATAAGCTACACCACGATAGACAAGTTTCTGATACCTTTCAGCAGCAGCTTTCTTGTTCTGGATGTCGCGAACTTGAATGT